CATCCACAAACAATAGTAAAAGCACTAAGGTCTGGAAAGACTTAAATTTAAATTTTACTATGAATTCGGTGACAAATGATATTGTAAAAATAGAAGGTGTTAATGCTGTAAAAAGAAGTGTTAGAAATTTAATTAACACAAATCATTATGAAAGATTTTTTCACCCTGAATTAGGGTCGGGTATAAGAGAATTGTTATTCGAACCTATGTCGCCTCTTACAGAAATATACCTAGCAAAGAAGATTGAAGAAGTATTGGTTAATTACGAACCAAGAGTGCGATTAATTCATGTTCTGGTCACCGGAAGTGAGGAACAGAATCAATACAATATAATGATAGAATTTTATGTAGTCAATCATCCTGAACCGGTTACGATTGATACATTTTTAGAAAGATTAAGATAAATGGCAACAACAACTAGTGCAACTGAAACAAAAAAATTACAGGTTACTGAATTAGACTTTGACCAGATAAAAAATAATTTAAAACAGTTCTTACGAAATCAATCTGAATTTGTTGATTATGATTTTGAGGGTTCTGGTATGGCAGTTCTTCTTGATCTACTCGCATACAATACACACTATTTAGGATTTAATGCCAATATGGCAGCGAATGAAAGTTTCCTAGACTCTGCTGAATTGCGTTCTAGTGTAGTTTCATTAGCAAAGATGTTAGGGTATACTCCTTCATCTCCTATTACACCAACGGCTATAATTGATGTAACCCTCACTAACGCTACAGGTCCTTCGGTGACAATGCCTGCAGGTACAAAATTTACTTCAACTCTAGACGGCGACTCATACACATATGTAACCAATTCTGATTTATCAATTACACCTACTGATGGTGTTTACACTTTCTCAAATGTAAACATATTCGAAGGCACTAGGGTCACTTTTGAATATACTATTGATAGTACAAATGAAGAGCAAAGATATGTTCTACCTAATAATAATGTTGATATAACAACTTTAACTGTACTAGTTCAAAATTCAGTTTCAGATACAACAAGTTTTACATATTCAAAAGCAAGTTCTCAAGTAGGAGTAACCTCAACAAGTAAAGTTTATTTCTGTCAAGAGGTTGAAGATGGTAAATTTGAAATATACTTTGGTGATAATGTTACCGGATTTAAACCCTCTGATGGTAATATTATAAAACTAACTTACATTGTAACCAATAAAGGTGCTTCAAATGGTGCAAACACATTTACACCTTCGGGAACGATAAGTGGGTTTTCATCAACAATAAAAACAATTTCAAAATCTTCTGGTGGTACAAATGCTGAAAATATTGCTTCAGTTAAACTAAATGCACCTTTACAGTTTTCTGCTCAAGATAGAGCGGTTACCGCTGCCGATTATAAAACACTAGTGAAACAAATATATCCGGCTGCAAGTGCAATTCAAGTATGGGGTGGTGAGGACAATGATGTACCTGCATATGGTAGAGTTTATATATCTGTTAAAGCACAAGATGGTATACAACTTACAAGTTCTGATAAAGCAAGTATTCAAACACAATTAGAAGATTTTGCTGTCGCTTCAATTAGACCAGTAATTACTGATCCTGAAACAACTTTTATCACTTTGAAAACTGCATTTAAATATGATAGTACTGCAACGGTTGAGGATGCTACAACACTTGCAAATAAAATACAAACCGTTATTTCTCAATATAGTGCTGATAACTTAAATAATTTCGTAGGTGTTTTTAGACATTCTGCATTAACTGGATTAATTGATAATGTAGACAATTCTATATTAAGTAATATAACAACTGTTCAAATGTATCAATTATTCAAACCTATTATAACATCTATTGTATCACAAGCATATACAATATCATTTAATAATGCAATTTATAATCCTCATACAGGACACAATTCAGGTGCTAGTGGTGTTATTCAGTCAACAGGATTTTATTTAAATACTGATACAACTACTGAATATTTTTTTAATGATGATGGTAGTGGTAATATTCGATTGTATCATTTAGTATCAGGCGTTAAGACATATGATAATATTACTTGGGGTACTGTTAATTATATTACAGGCGTCATTAAAATTGCTTCAGCAATTTTAAATTCTATATCAAATGTAGATGGTGTTGCTTCAACTTCGATACGAGTTACCGCAAAACCTAGTTCAAATGATGTTGCACCAGTAAGAGGTCAGATTTTAAATATTGATATAATAAACTCATCAATTACTGGTCAAGTTGATACGATTGCGTCTGGTTCTGGTTCATCTGGAGTAGGATACACAACAACAACATCATACTAAAATGGAAAATTATTACACCTTAAAAGACAAACTATCTTCTCTAGTAGGTCAACAATCACCTGAATATATACAATCAGAACATCCAGGATTTACTGAATTTGTTAAATCATATTTTATTTTTATGGAATCTGCCGAAATGCAGGTTACGGATATTTCTGAGCAAGATGAAATATTATTAGAAACTGAAAACACAGCATTAACTGATAGAATAATAAATGAAGATGGTTCAGCGCCTTTACTTGAAAGTAATAGTTTTGCTTCTGCATTTACTTTAGGTGAAATTATTACAGGTCAAACTACGGGTGCAACTGCAACTATTTTAAGTCCTGATATTTTAAACTTAAAACTATTCATATCTGCAAACTCAAGATTTAAAACTGGCGAAACAATCACAGGAGCAAATTCTGGTGCAACTGCAAAGGTTTCTAAGTATAGAGGTAATCCTGTACAAAATATTCAACAGTTTTTAAATTTATCAGATTCTGATAAAACATTATTTGATTTCTTATCTGATATGAGAAAATCTTTTATGTCAGGCATAACTGAAAATCTATTTACAGATGTTGACAAAAGAAAGGCGATGAAAAACATTAAAGGTTTGTATCGTGCCAAAGGTACTGCAAAAGCAAACAAACTTTTCTTTCAGATGTTATTCAACGAAACTCCTGATATCTACTATCCTAACAGAGATTTATTAAAACCTTCTATCGGTAAATTTTCAAGTAAAAGTATTTTAAGAGTTTTACAAACTTCAGGTAATATATTAAATCTTACTGGTAAAACTATTACAATGACAAGTGGAACTGATATTGCAACTGCCTTAGTAGAAAATGTTACCGCCTTTGGTATAGGAGGTATATTCTTATACGAATTAGAATTAAATGCTGAAACAATAGCAGGAACATTTTTAGAAAATGCAACAATAACAGGTGTTGATAATAAAGACGAAACAAGGGTTGCAAAAGGCACAATTAAAAAAATATTAGAAAATGTTAATGTTGCGAATGACGGTCATTTATATACTATTGATAGTCCGGTTACATTATCTGGTGGCAGCGGTTCTGGTGCTACTGCATTAATTGAAGAAGTGGGATTAGGTGGTCTTGATGAAATTATCGTTTCAAATGGTGGTGCAAATTATGCTGTAGGTGACACGATTAGTTTCACTTATACAAATTCAGGTGGCGCAAGTGCTGAGGCGGTTGTTGCTGTAGTGAATGGTGGATTTAATTTAAATGAAGGAAGCACAGCTACAACAGAAACAGAAAGTCATATTGTTTTAGAAGATGGCACACAGTCTGGTGATCCGTATGATGGAAATAAAATGGTTCAAGAGTCAGGAACATCATCAACAAACGATATTACAGATATTCGAATTACAAGAAGTGGTGAAGGAATGAGTTCTCTACCAACTGCTACGGTAACAAGTGATAGTGGTTCTAATGCCGTAATTAAAACATATGGTAGTCAAATAGGTAGAATTAAAAAGTTTAAAATCTTAGATCAAGGAATTAGTTATACATCAGCACCAACTGTCGTATTACAAGGTAATGCTGTTTTTAAAACATCAACCGGTACACTTTCAGCGTCTGAAACATTTACTGGTAGTGGTAGTACAACAGGCACTTTAAAATCTGTTGATACAAGTACAAATAGAATTTCGTTTACAACGGCAAGTGGTGCTGTTGTTGCCGGTCAAACTTTAACATTTTCTGGATCAGGAACAGCATTAATTCAAAAAGTAGATCAGGCAACTGCTACTTCAACTATTAACACAAAAGTTTTAACAACTGGTGCATATACCACTCAAGACGGATTTATTTCAGAAAAAGATAAACGAGTTCAAGACAGTTTATATTACCAAGATTACTCTTATGTTGTAAAAGTAGGTGAAAGTATTACTAAGTGGAGAGACTACATTAAAAAGGCAATTCACCCATCTGGATTTGCTGTGTCCGGTCTTGTTAGAATTCAAAATAGAGTAAGTGGTCAAATTTCTGTACCTGTCGAAGGTATCGTATCTGGAATTTCAGATACACCGTTATTCTCAACTTACAAATTCTTATTCGCAACTGTATTTGGTAGAAGAGCCGGAACACCAACTGGTGGTACAAGTTTAAGAGCAAATCCTAAGGTGGGTAATGACAATAGAAACACACATACTGCGAATACTAGAGATGTCACCGTAAACAGAAAAATTACTGTAAAAATAGTCGGTGATTCTGAAGATTTTGGTTTTAAAATACGAGGTCAAGTCAGAAAACATGGATTCGCATATGCAGGACCTAGACTGAAAAATGCATTTCAATTTGGGTTATATTCAGGACCGTATAATGTAGGTACAGGTGTACCTGTTTCACAATGGGGTAATTATAATTTATCAGGAATGTTAGATAGTACATTAAACGGTACTGTATTAACATTAGCCGAATTAAACGATCCTACGAATAATAGTAGAAATTTAAGAACGAATATTGCGTTCCCAATCGAGTTTTCTAAAACAGTAGGGGATTTCTCTACAACTACTAGAACTTTTGACAGTTCTAATTCAACTTTTGATGAGGACGATCTAACTTAATCTTATAAATAGTTCTATGGCAAAACAATCACTCAATTTAGGATCAAGTGCAAATGACGGAGGAGGTACTACTCTTCGTGCTGGTGGTGATCTAATTAATGATAACTTTAATGAGTTATATACTGCATTAGGTAATGGTACTGCTTTACAAATCTCCTTAGGATCACCTTCTACTGGTGATGTATTAACCTACAACGGTTCAATATTTACTACTGCAACACCTAGTACACTTGCAAACATTGTTGAAGATACAACACCACAACTTGGTGGTAATCTAGATGTTAACGCAAAACAAATTGTATCAGTAAGTAATAATAATATTGTTATTGCACCTAACGGTTCTGGTGCAATCGTATTAGATGGTCAAACATGGCCGCAAGCAGATGGTTCTGCCAATCAAGTTTTAAAGACAGATGGTTCTGGTAACCTTACTTATGGTAATGTTGAAGCTGTTGTTAACATAGATGGTGCAAACGATTTAGAAAGTGCAACACTTGCTGTTGGTGATAAATTTTTAGTTTCAGATGGTGGTACTGAAGGTCGGGCTCTGTTATCTCAAGTAGATACCTTATTCACTTCTACTACACAAACACTATCAAATAAAACTTTAACTAACCCTATTTTAAGTCCTACTGCGACAACTGCTGGTAAAGTAGAATTCTTAGAAGGCACAAACAATGGTACCAACAAGGCAACATTAATTGGACCTGCTTCAACTGCTGATGTTACCGTGACCTTACCTGCTGCTACTGACACATTAGTCGGTAAAGCAACAACTGATACACTTACAAACAAAACTATTGCTGGTAGTGCTAATACACTATCTGCTATTGCAAATAGTTCACTTACAAATTCTTCGGTTACAATCGGTAGTACTGCTGTTGCTCTAGGGGCAACGGTTACAACTTATACTGGTTTAGCTTCGGTTACTTCAACTAACTTCGTTGGTGATATAACTGGTGGTATTACAACAACTGGTTCTGCTGGTACAACTGGTGGTATTACTGCTTCAACATCATCATCTGGTTATACTGCTGATAATACAAACCCTGGTACTAGTTCGGCACAAAGAGCAAAGGT